ACCTAAAGGTTCTTATAAAATACATAGAACACCAACTAAGGAACAAAAGAAATTAGGCATAAGACTTTTGATGGTAGATTATGAAGATTAGCGAAGCAACAACAGTAAGTACAGACATAAAATCTATTACAGCAATTATCTTTGGTGTAGCTGTTGGTGTGTGGAGTTATTTTGGCTTACAAGAAAAAATCAACAAACATGATACTAGATTAGAACTTATGGAAAAAGATTTAGAAGAAAACACAGAGTTCAGAATAAAATGGCCTAGAGGTGATATGGGTTCTCTACCAGCAGACTCAGAACAGTTTATGCTTATTGAGGATTTATATAAATCAACTGAGAAATTAACTAAGAACCAAGAAATGAATACATCTAATAAACTTAGAATAGAATTTATGGAAAAACAAATTACTAAAATGTTAAATGATATTGAGAAGTTAAAAGACGCTAATAGAGAAATTAAATTTGGTAATGGTAATGGAAAGAATCACTAAAAAAATAATTAAATATACTAAGCAAAAGTGGGAAGACACTAAGTCTATGAATATGTTTAAGATGCTTAGACAAGAAGTTGAGATAGGTGCAAACGGAACTCAAAGATATACTGTCAAAGAGGGAAAGAATAAAGGTAAGATATTATGATAGAAATAGTAGTAGCTTTATGTATGTTTATAGATGGTGAATTAAAAGAACATAGAATTCAACCAGCTATGTCAGATTGTTTGAAAGGTAAACGCCAAGCTGAGAGGCAGTATCAAGAGGGTATTCAATATAAATGTGATTCTGTACCTGCTGAATTAGAGTCTAATATAGATGGAAGTAAATCTATAAAGAAAATTATTAAGGATGAATAATGGATTTTATATACAGAATTATAGAAAAGATCAGTTCAAAAATAAGTACATGGTGTTGGCACAAAAGAGTTCATTTACTTTACAAAAAAAGAGATAAGAAATGAATATAGGATTTAGACCATCACCTTCTCAACCTAACCCACCTATGAATCGAAAACTGTTGAAAACTGTTGTTATTGATGAATCTAACAAGGAGAAACCCATGAAATACATTAAAAAATTATGGAAAAAATATATGGACTGGTTGTTCAAAGACTTTTATAAATAACTTATGTGGATGAATTTAATATCAATGGGTATCAAAGCTGGTACTCATATCTATAAAAACAGACAACAAACTAAAATGTTGATGTCTGATGCAGAAAAAGTTCATGCTGAAAAGATGGCTAGAGGTGAACTAGAATACAAACAAGCTGTCATGCAAAATAATCAGCAAGGGTGGAAAGATGAATTTGTGTTGCTTTTAGTTTCTGCACCTGTGATGTTATTAATATGGTCTATCTTTAGTGAAGATCCTGAGATTATGATTAAAGTAGATTTATTCTTTGATAAATTTAATAATATGCCTTTTTGGTATCAAGCATTATTTATTGGTGTAGTATCTGCTATCTATGGTTTAAAAGGTGCAGATATAATTAAGAGAAAATAATGGAACTAATCTGTTATATTTTTTTAACGCTTTGGATTATCGGAGTTTCTCAATAATGGAATCATTTTTTCCTATCAACACAATCATAGCTTTGATATTGTTATGTGTTGTTATTTATGTAGGTATTAACGACAATAAATAAATCTAAACTTATGTCCGACACAAGTAAAGAGATAATAGTTGAGTATAAAGATCAAGTTAGACTTCTTAGAGAAGAAAATGCTGACTTACAAGATGCTTGTAAAACTAAAGATTCAGCAAACAAAAGATGTTTACAAAAACTAGAAAATGCAAATGAAGATTTAGAACAAGCTAATAAAAAAATTAAAGACTTAGAGGATAAAATTAAACAATTAAAAGAAAATAATAAACAACTATTGGAACACCCATGAAAGTAGCATTAATAATGATTATATGTAGTCAAGTCGCTGGTGAATGTATGAAGCCACACTTACTAAATCATCATGATACTTTTTATGATTGTATGATAGCTGGTTATGAAGAATCTAAAAACAAAACAGAAGAATTAGGTAGATCAGAAGTTTCAAAAAATGAAGTTGTAATAAAATTCCAATGTTATTATGATAGTAATGAACCTGAAAAAAAAATGGCTTAATGTATTGCATAGTTTTTTTAAAAGACAACCAATGGAAAATCTTTACAAATGAAGTTTGGAGTAGTAGAAAGGAAGCTGAAGACTATGGTAAACGAAACAAATTTAAAAAGTCTGTTCAATGGAAAGTCCTTGAATATGACAGAAAGTATCATGTATGACACAACTATCTAAACACTTCTCCTTACAAGAGATGATTAATTCAGGCACAGCTTCAAGGCTTGGCTTGGATAACACACCTAATGAAGAACAAATAGAAAACTTAAAAGCTCTTTGTGAAAACATATTAGAACCTTTAAGAGAGTATTATGAGTCAAGACCCATAATGATCACTTCAGGATTTCGTAGTCCTCAGCTTTCAAAAGCTATAGGATCTTCAGAAAATTCACAACATTGTAAAGGCGAAGCTGTTGATTTTGAAATACCAGGTTTTGATAATAGACAAGTTGCTGCACATATTAAAAACAACTTTGACTTTGACCAGCTTATCAGCGAATACTATGAAGATGGTATTATTGATAGTGGTTGGATTCATGTTAGTTTTAAAAGAGATGGCACTAACAGAAAACAATCTTTAACTAAAAATAAAGGCGAAGGTTATAAGGTATGGCAATAAACAAAGCTAAAATGAAATGTAACTCACCTAAAAGACAAATATCAGGTGGTAAAAAGTTTGTTGTTAAGGCTTGTAAAGGTGGTAAAGAAAAGATTATTAGATTTGGTGATGCGAATATGAAGATTAGAAAATCAAATCCCAATGCAAGAAAATCATTTAGAGCAAGACACAGATGTGATACTGCTAATGATAAATTTAGTGCAAGATATTGGTCTTGCAAAAACTGGTAACAATAGGAGAAAACTATGCCAATGGTAAATGGAAAAAAATATGCTTATACTAAAAAAGGTAAAGCAGCTGCAAAAAAAGCTAAGAAAAAGAAAAAAGGTAAGAAATAATGACTTATCAACTTCTTGGAAAACTTTTAATGGAAGTGGGGAAAAGAGCTGCACCTAAAACACTTAAAGGTTTTAAAAACCAAAAAGCTAAATCAATTAGAAATAAAGGTATTGCTGTTGGTTTAACTGGTGCTGGTGTTACAGGTGGAATAGGTGCTTTGAAAGTAAAATCTATACTTAATCAAGAATATCAAAATGCTTCAAGTATAAAAAAAAACAAAGATAAAAAATAATGGCGATTAAAAAAGGTTATCACAGAACTAAGTCAGGCAAGATTGCAAAGAAAGGACTTTGGTATAATGTTAATAAAAGAAAGAAAAAAGGTACTAGCAGATCAAAAGCTAAGAGTACGATAAGTGCCAAAGCATACAAAAATTCTTAGGCGTAGTTCTTATATAGAACTGGGGTGATGGTGGGCAAAAAGAAAACCTGGAATAAATCTAAATTAAATATGAAATGTGGTGAATGCCATATTTGTAAGAAAGAACACTATTCTGAGATAGGTGGTTGGATTATAAATGCTGAAAAGAAATTATTTTGCGAAACTCATACAGAGGGTAAAGAGAGTTGCTTTGATGAGTATATAAAAAGAAAAACTATTCCTTTTAATGATTGGTAAATACTAGGTAGCAATCAGGGGAATACTGCATACAGCATTGATTGCCACCAAGCATTAACCTTGCCAAAACTTCTTAGCGTCTTCTAAATAATCAGGATCTAAATCATTTTTCCAAAAGAAATGACTAAAATCAGGTTGAATATAATCCTTAATTACTTTAGGATTGTCTGAAATTTTCAAAAGATTTTGTCTTACTATACACTTCTGTTTAAAAGATTCTAACCTAGACATCATACTTTCAGGTTGTAAAGTTTCGCAGTTGTCCTTATGAAAAACTTTGAAAGTATCTTCATTAATATAACAAACATAAATAGGTAAGCCAGTAGCATAATAGTAAAAATCTACTTGAGTCTGATTGGTTTCAGGTAAAGTTTCAGGTAGTTTAGTTGTTAGCCAAGACCTTGTTCCATCTTTCTTTGGTCTTCCTCTTCTTGGAAACTTACATTTATCCTCAATAACCATTTTACCTTTTAAGTCTGCATAACCATGAACAGGTATATTAATACCCTCAAAGATTTTAAAACATTCTATTTCAGGTTTACATTCATCATATCCTGGAATACTTTGATGTGCTGCATGACCATTAGCAATCATCTTTTCAACTATAGTAGAAAAATGATTAAAAGCATCAATCTCTTTAGGATCAGGTATAATAGTATTTAGCTTTTGATTAACCGGAGTAAACATTATATTCCCTTTTAAACGAATCATAATCTCTTCCTAAACTTTCAACCATTTTTATAGTTCTATATTCTTTAGGAAAATTTGTAGCCTTTTCATATTTTTGAACTTGTTGGAAGGTTACGTTTATAGCTTTAGCTACATCGCTTTGGCTTTTGTTAGCTCTTCTTCTTGCATCTCTTAATGCTTTACCTAATCTTTGATAAAATTGTAGTTCACTTTCATTAAATGTATTGTTTTCCATTTCTATTCCTTTCATTAAAGACAAAGATACCCTAACCCTAAAACACAACTTTTAACTGTAAACTAGACTTATGTGCTTATTCTAGTTTGTTTTTGTTTTAACTCCATAATCTTTTCAGCTACTTGTGGAAGTCTAGCTTTGTTTTTTAAGTATAAAGTTTTATATTTATACATTCTTTTCACTAGCTGCTCCTCCTTCGCTTGTAGATCCTGAAGTTGTTTTGGTTCTACTGTCATTGTTTATATCGCTTGTCGGTTTAATTTTCGCACTAAGGAAACGCTGACTTGCGATATTTACTTTTGCGTCATCTTTAGGCGATTTCTGATTGTGTGCTTTTTGTGTAGCTTCTTCTATTGTAGCACCATCAAAAATTTCTGTAAATTGAACATTCATTTCAATTAACGTAGTTTTTTCTACTTTAATCATAGTAATTTGAATTTACTTTTTTTACCTTGTACTTGTCAATAAGTTTTAATGCTAAAGCGTATTTACCTCTATCTCTGCATTTTTTTATGACAGACAATAATTTAAAAACAAATCCAGTTTTTTTAGTCATTTAGCTCTATATTCCTTCTATATCCGTTTATTTTTTTTACATCATTTCTCTTGGCAAGTTTGTCAATTAATACTGTAATGGAGTTTTTTGACTTATAATTTAATCCATCTGCCATTTCTTGAAATGTAGGACAATATTTGTTTTTTTTATAATATTTCTTAATAAAATTCAACAAACGCATCATTACTGGTGTCATTGGTATTTTATTTGGCATTTTCCATTTCCTTTATTTTTAATCTTCTATTTAATTCGTTATAACCATTAACATCATCGTAAGTATCTTTTTTATATGTTGGGTTACTAATTGTTCTCCAAATCTTAACAAACTGCATAAAGCAACCAAAAATATTGTTAGGAACTCTTACTTTATATCCATTATGTGCAGCTAAAATACCCTCCAAAATACCTTTCATAGCAAAAGAAGTGTTATCAAAACTTCCATACTGAGCTTGTTTATCATTTAATAATTTTTCTAATTCTTTAGTTAATTTATTTAAGTGTGTAATTTTATCTGACATTGTTTCCTTTTTTATCTTTGCAGTAATAAAGAAAAACTCTATTACCTTTATAAGTTATTGTGCTTTTATC